ATTCGGAAAATCAGTACTAGCCATAAACGAATTAATTAAAACAGCAGCAGACAAACCAAGATCTTTGTGTGCATTCATAGCACCAACTTATCGTCAAGGTAAGAGTATCGCTTGGGAATATTTAAAACAATATACAGCACCTCTAATGAAATATGGTGGTGGTAGAAACGAAACAGAATTAAGAATAGATCTATTCAACAACTCACGTATACAAATCTTTGGAGCAGATAATCCAGATAGTATTCGTGGAATGGGATTTGATAAAGTTGTGATGGATGAATATGCCATCATGTCCCCTAGAGTGTGGACCGAAATTGTAAGACCAGCAGTATCTGACAAACTAGGATCCGTCCTATTTATTGGAACTCCAATGGGACATAACCAGTTTTGGGAAGTATTTGACTTTGCACAACGTGGTCATAAAGATTGGTATGGGAAACTATATAGAGCATCTGAAACAAAAGTAATTCCAGATGACGAGTTAAAACAAGCTCGTGATATAATGAGTCCTGAACAGTACGAACAAGAATTTGAATGTTCATTTACTGCAGCAGTATCAGGAAGTTATTACGGACGATTAATAACTAAAGCAGATAAAGAAAATAGAATTGGTGAAGTACCTGTAGACGAAGCTGTAGGTGTAGAAACTTGGTGGGACTTAGGTATTGGAGATTCTACTGCAATATGGTTTGCACAAAGAGTTGGACAAGAAGTTCACTTAATAGATTATTACGAAACGTCAGGTGAATCATTAGCACACTATGCTGATATACTATCTGATAAAGACTATGCATATAGTAGACATATAGCCCCTCACGACATTATGGCGAGAGAGCTAGGAACAGGTAAATCAAGGTTAGAAGTTTCTCAAGAATTGGGTATTGACTTTGAGGTAGCACCTAAGTTAGAAGTAGATCATGGAATTGAATCAGTAAGAAATACATTAGGCAACTGTTATTTTGACAGAGTTAAATGTAAACAAGGCTTAGACGCTTTAAGACAATATAGAAAACAATGGGACGACAAGAATCAAGTATTTAAAAATAAACCACTTCATGACTGGTGCTCACACGCAAGTGATGCATTTAGATATGGATGTGTACATGACCCAATAGATACATCAGACTGGGATAAACCAATTAATATAGATACAAAATACGTAGTATGAAAAAAAACAAAAAATCAAATCAAGAAATATTATCAATAGTAAGCAGAGAAATACATAATTCATCAGGTTATATTGGTGGAGAACTTGTAGCTAGAAGAAAAAAATCGTTAGAATATTATTTAGGAAAACCTCTTGGCAATGAACAAGAAGGTAGATCTCAAGTTGTTTCTAATGATGTACTAGATACAGTTGAAAGTTTAATGCCATCATTGATGAGAATTTTTACAGCTGGTGATAATGTATTTAGTTGTGAAGGTATGGGGCCTGAAGATGAGGAAATGGCTAGACAATGTTCTGACTATTTAAACTATATCTTTTATAAAGAGAATGATGGTTTCCTTGCGTTATATACAGCTTTCAAAGATGCATTAATTCAAAAGAATGGAATACTAAAAGTATATTGGGACAATGCAGAAAAAACTGAAAGAGAAGAATACACAAGATTAACAGATTACGAATTAGAAGATCTACTTACTTCTGATGAAGTTAAAGTAAAAAATCATACTGAATATGAAGAACCTATTACAGATGAAGCTGGTAAAGAAATTGATGTAGTTAAACTACATGATGTAGTTATTAAAAGAACAAAATTATATGGAAAGGTTAGAATAGAACCTGTTCCACCTGAAGAATTTTTAATTGAACGTAGATGTAAATCAATTGATACTGCAAACTTTGTTTGTCATAGAGTGAACAAAACAAGAACAGAATTAGTTGAGATGGGCTATGATAAAGATTTAGTTGAATCATTACCAACTGGTGATGGTGATTTTTATACTGAAGATAAATTGACTAGACATGAAAGTGTAGACTTTTCTCATGGAGAAACAAGTGGAGATAAAAGTACACAAGATGTTTTAATTCATGAATGCTATATTAGAATGGATGTAGATGGTGATGGAAGATCAGAATTATTAAAAATTACAGTAGCAGGTGATGGTAAGAAGTTTCTTGATATGGAAGAAATAGATACAATGCCTTTTATATCTATGACTCCAGTTATCATGCCACACAGATTCTATGGAAGAAGTGTTGCTGAATTAGTAGAAGATATACAATTAATAAAATCAACTGTAATGCGACAGATGTTAGACAATATGTATCTAACAAATAATAATAGAGTTGCAGTACAAGATGGACAAGTTTCAATGGATGATCTTTTAACAAATCGTCCAGGAGGAATTGTAAGAACAAAACAACCTCCTCAAAATGTAATGATGCCTATTCAGGCTCAACCCATTACCGAACAAGCAAGTGGTCTGTTAGCCTATTTAGATTCTGTTAAAGAATCAAGAACAGGTGTAACAAAACAATCACAAGGGCTAGATGCAAATGCACTAAGTAGTACAGCAACTGGCCAGAACCAAATTCTAACACAATCACAAATGAGAATGGAGTTAATCGCCAGAATCTTTGCTGAGACTGGTGTAAAAGATCTAGCCTTAAAAATGTTTGAGCTTACTTGCAAATACCAAAATAAAGAAAAAATTGTAAGAATCAGAGGAAAGTATATTCCTATGAGACCTTACGAATGGAAAGACAGAGTTAATATTACAGTACAAGTAGGATTAGGTACTGGATCAAAAGAACAACAGTTGATATTAATGAATGCGATATTAGAAAGACAAATGTCTGCAATCAACTTACAACAGAATGTTCATGGCCCAATGGTTAATCTAAGAAATATTTACAACTCTTTGAAAAAATTAGTTGAAAATGCAGGTCTAAATAGTATAGAACCATACTTCATGGATCCAGAAGTGGGAGCAGCACAAATGCCACCTATTCCTCCTAAGCCACCTACTGAATTTGAGAAGGTGACGTTAGCCCAAGTACAAGGTGAAAACCAACGTGCACAATTAAAGGCTGAGACGGAGAGCAAGAATATAGAAGGCAGAATGAGACAAGCACTTCTAGATTATGAACTAGCCATCAAAGAAATGGAATTGAAATACAATACCAAAATTGATGAACTAGAACTTAAACGAAGATCTATGTTAGAGCAAACTGACTTGAATAAATCAGGAGATCTAATGAAACAAATGATACAAGGACAGCAACAATTCTTTAAAAATGGACAAGGAAATAATAATCAGGGAGGGCAAGCGAGCCCAGCAACTGCTGGACGATCCCCTTCTAAAGAAAGCATTTGAAGATCTTTCTGAAATTTACAGACTAGAGATCTTTAACACAAGTTTCGCAGACGATGATACTCGTAGAAACCTTTGGGTAGCCTTTAATATGGTGGATAAAATCAAAGGACATTTACTAAGTGTTATGTCAAGTGGAAAGCTAGCTCAAGCAGACATCGAGCAATTAAATAAACGAAGTTAATCTAACGAAACTTCAATTTCGTCAACCAACAAAAGGAACGATACAATGGCAAATACAACACAAGGTGCAGCAGATAAAATTTCAGGTTTACTGAATCCTCAAGAGGACACTCAAGTACCAGAAACTAAAGCAGAACCTACAGAGTCAATTCCTGAGAAACAGGAAGTTCAAGAGAGTCAATCAGAGTCGAACGAAACTCCAATAGAACAGACAACTGAAAATACTGAGACTGAAGAAGAAACTACAACAGAATTAGAGACACCAGAACTCCACCGAATAAAAGTTAGTGGTCAAGAGTTAGAGGTGAGCCTTGATGAGCTGAAAGCAGGATATTCTAGAGACTCGGATTACAGACAAAAAACTCATACTTTAGGCATGGAAAAGAGAGATCTTGAAGGTCAAAAGAATAGTTTGCGTCAAACTTATGACACTCGTTTATCAGAGCTGAATGATTTAATATCGACAGCAGATCAATTTGTAAAAAACAAACAAGGTGGACAAGACCTTGCTAAACTTTATGAAGAAGATCCTACATCTGCATCTAGACTTGACTTTGAATTAAGACAAGAAAGTAGCAGAATAGAAGGATTAAAAAGTAAAGCAAGAGAGATTCAAACTCAACAGTATGAAACTTACCTTGAAGCACAAAGAGATTTAGCTGCAACAAAAATACCAGAGTTTAGCGACCCTAATAAATCTGATACTTTTAAACTTAGTTTACGTAATTCGTTACGAAATTATGGTTTTAATGATCAGGAAATTGGTAGCCTTGCAGACCATAGATTTTTAATGGTAGCAAAAGATGCTATGAGCTTTCAATCCCAAAAGGATAAAAGACCATTAACATCTAAGAAGGTTGCTAATGCCCCTAGAGTTTTAAAAGCTGGTGTTGCAAAATCAGGCAATAGTTCAGGTAGAGAGCAAATAAGAAATAAAATCAATACGCTACGGAAAACTGGTCATCTTAAAGATGCTGGGAATGCCATAGCTGATATGATTAATCTTAAATCTCAACAAAGGAAATAAACATGGCACAGCCAACAAACACGTTTGATACTTATGATTCAGTCGGTGAAAGAGAAGATCTTTCTGACGTTATCTACAGTATCTCACCAACAGATACACCATTTTTAAGTTCTGCAGCTAAAACAAAAGCAACTGCAGTTCTTCACGAATGGCAAACAGACGCCTTAGCATCAGCAGTAACAACTAATGCTGTTATCGAAGGTGATGAAGCAACTTTAGACGCATCAACTGCAACTACTAGACTTTCTAACTCTTGTCAAATTATGGATAAAACTGTAGTTATAACAGGAACTCAAGAGTCTGTAGACAAAGCAGGTAGAGCATCTGAACTAGCTTACCAAATAGCTAAAAAAGCTAAAGAGCTAAAAAGAGACATGGAAGCTAACCTTACTGGTTCAATTGCAGAAGTAACTGGATCAGCAACAGCAGCTAGAAAGATGGGAACTCTTGGTGCTTGGGTTATTACTAATGACGATAAAGCATCAGACGGAACTACAGGTGCTGGTATTGGTAATACAAAAAGAACTGATGGAACTGCTAGAGCTTTCACAGAAGCTTCTCTTAAAACAGTAATTAAGTCAGTATGGAATGCTGGTGGGGATCCTTCTATGATTATGGTTGGCCCTTTCAACAAACAAAAATTATCAGGATTTACTGGTAATAGTACTAGATTTGATGCTGGTGCAGACGCTACTTTATACACATCAGTTGACGTATACGCATCTGACTTCGGTCAATTGCAAGTAGTACCTAATAGATTCTCTAGAGATAGAGATGCTTATGTACTTGATATGGATTACTGGGGTGTTGCTTTCTTAAGAGACTTTTCTATGCATGAACTTGCTAAGACTGGTGACTCTGAAAAAAGACAGCTTTTAGTAGAAGCAACTCTTGAATCAAGAAATGAAGGTGCAAGTGGCTTAGTAGCCGACTTAACAGTAGCATAATCATATACGTATTTAGGGGGGTAACCTTAATACTACTCCCCTAGTACTTTAAAAACATTGAAGATCAGAGATAGGTTATGATCGGAACAATAGGATAATACAATGAGAACATTAAACGACTACTTTATAACATCAGCAATACCTGACGTATCAGCAGCATCTTCAACTTTTGTTGTTGTGCCAGACGCAGGTAGAATTATTAAAATTTTTGCACATAACAAAGCAACTACTACAGGTACAGCAGCTATTACTTTTGAAATAGATGGCGTAGCTTGTACAAGTGCAGCTATAAGTCATGTAGCTGGAAGTTCTGCTGGAAAAGAATATTCTGTAGAACCTACAGCTTTAAATGAAGTTTTAGAAGGATCAGCACTTGAGTTAATCACTAATGGTGGTTCAACAAATGCATCTAAAATGGAAATTACTTTCGTTATTAGAAGATAATTAAATACTGGGGGTGGTAACATCCCCAAACAAAAAGGACAAAATATGAATTACGGATTAAGACATGGAGCTGTATTAAAACTTACTTCTGCAGCAACTTCTTCTTTAAGTGCAGCATTTACAGATGGCACAGAATACATAAGAGTGGTTAGTACTATTGCTTGTCACATACAAGTAGCAGTAGCACCTACAGCAGCAGCAACTACAACATACTTACCTGCAGCAGAAGTTGAAATTATTAAAGTTTCAGCTGGAGAAAAAATTGCAGTATTAAGAGTTGGTGGATCAGACGGAGAATTATACGTTACAGAACTAACTGAATAATTATGGCTAGAGTAAGATCAATAGAATATGATGGTGGAATAAAGACTAAATATATTCAAGAATCTAATGGTGCTTTAACTATTAATAACTCTCAAGATGTAAGTCCTTTGTTAAAAAGAAACAAGGAACTTTATAATCATGATAAAGGTTATTTATCTAGTGCTAAAGAAATGAAAAGAGTGGCAAGTATTCCACCTTTAATACTAGCGATCTGGGCCAAAGAATACAATGGAACTAATAATTGGTTTCAATTACCAAAAGATATTCAAAGAAAAATAATGAGAACTAAACTGAATAGTAGTGAGTTTAGATATTTCAGAACAGCTGAAGGAAATTTATAATGGCATTAACAACATATTCAGGATTAAAAACAGCATTAGCTAATTGGTTAAACAGAACTGACTTAACAAGTGAGATAGCTGATGACTTTATTAAATTAGCTGAGTCTGACTTTAATGCTAAACTAAGAATAAGACAAATGGAACAGATAGATGCTATTACAATAGACTCGGAAACTGAAACAGTTCCTACAGGGTTTATTGGAGTTAGATCTTTTTATATACTAGCATCAAGCACTAAATATGTTTTAGAGTATATTACTCCACATAATATGTTTGAAATTAAAGCTGGTTCTACAACTGCTAGACC